TCTTTTTATTAATCTTTCATTCAAAGTCTGCTGATCTGCATCGAAGTATATCACAACTCCGTTTGGCATTTTGAGAATGGCCTTTGCTTCATTCTCAAGACGAACATCTGAAATAATAATGACAAAGGGATCTTCTTCGTCCTCTTCGGTTAATGATTTAATATAAGATTTATAAAGATCTGTACATTTTTTAATGGCCCAATGACAAAAGCAATCATCATAACCATCTCTAGAAATATCTCCTGCTCTCTGCAGAAAAGTTCTCTGTTTTTGAGCATATGGATCTAAGGGTAAATTGTATATATGATTTACCTTTTCAATAAAACGATCGTAATCTGGAATTAGCCCTATGGAACTATTACCGTAGAGACTATATAGTGATTCATGTATTGCATATTTTTTTCTAGACTCTTCATTCAGTCCTCGTATATTGTTTTTGGCGGACAACATCTCATACACTGGAAGAGCAAAAAATATATGATCCCACACAACTCCATAATTCAATCGATTAAGCGATCCCTTTGGAACTATGGACTCTGCTACAGATGTTTTCCCACTTCCGGCCTTACCGGCAAGGCCTACAACTATAGGCTGTTGTTTAACGTAATCTAAGGTGTGAATATTCATGTCTTATATTATATCATTTTTTTTGACGTTATAACTTCTTTTTTCTAACTGATCTAAAAAAGAATTGGCTAAACTATCTGGCTCCCAAACTATTTTTCTCGCAACATGCACTACTCTAAATTTATATTCTTCAGATATATCTTGAATAGTCATTAATAATGGTAATAAAGTTTTGTTTTTGCATTTCCAGTTTCCGTTTATATGATTTGCAACTACGGCGGAATCCGTATAAATAACCGGGTGCACTAGGTCGGACATACTACACATCAAAAGCGCTGCTATAACCGCCTCGTATTCTGCTTCATTGTTAGTTCTTGCGCCTAGCCCCCTTGCAAATTGGGCTACTCTTTTTCTGTTTTTGTAAATCACTACCGCGCATGCCGCCTCTCCTAATTTCTTTTGCCCCTGCCCTCTAGAGGCTCCATCACAAAAAACCTCTATGTGCATGGTCAAACTCTTACATTTGTATCTATATTATTTAGATTTGCTTGGTCAATCATTCGTTTCTCTTGCGCTGTAGAAGTTAATAAATACGTTGTATAGAGTAAAAAGCTTTTAGAATTGTATCTTACCTGTGTTGGAAAATCTAATTGATTTCTAGACATAGAATAAAACTCTTCCGGAGATTCGATGCATTTGTAATGACCTATATACTTTTTCATAAACTAAAATTCAAAATCTTTTTCCAAGAAAAAGCCTTTTTCCTCCCTAGCGGTAGCGACTTGCATGGACTGCATTTTGTCCATAAGCTTTCTTGCCGATTCAGAAGCTATTCTAGAAGATGTTTCCATTGATTCGGCAAGGTGGACTAAAGACTCAGCTACAATAAGTGCTTGATATTGCTCTTCAGCTGCCAACATTGCGGCAGCCTCTCTTTCAGCCTCGTTTTTTCCTATTCTATTTTTCTTGTAGACAGCTTTATATTTACCTTCTGTTAGCTTAAAATGAGCTCTTGCCATTCCAGCAAATCTAGCTGCTCTGCCGTAGGCGTTAGAGGTTTTGGCAACGAGGTTTGCCATATCCATGACGCCAAGATCTATATTGTCTACCTCTGGTATTTCCACAAAATACTTCTTATAATTTTCGCCTACGCCATAGGCATCTACTACCTCTTTTATCTGCGGGCCTAAAAAAGAAGTTAGAAGTTGATTTAATTTTAATAAATTTTCATTATCCATTTATTATTCGATTTCCTCTTTATCATCTTTGTCTTTTATGTACTGAAATAATTCCTCTAAGTTAGATTCTATAATAATATTTATTATTTTATCTTTTATATTTTTTAAATGTTCTCTTACTGTGTTTGGATGTTCTGTAATTTTCTCCGCTATATGAGAAGATCTTTTATTGTCACCGTACCTCCATTTTAGCAGTTGTCTTTCTTGAATGGTAAGTTGGTTGAAAGGTTCTGCGCATGTTTCTCCCATGACCCACATTTGATCTATGCTTTCTGCTAATAAAAATTGTTCAAAGTTTACCTCAACTGGATCTGGCCTAAAGCCAATTTGCTTTTCTCCCTCTTCATCTTCTTCAAAGCTGTCATTTGTAATTAATGGAAAAGTTTTTCTACCTAATTGATTTATTAAAAATGTATCAACATTCTTTTTTAGTAAATAAAAAAAATAACTATACAAAAAGGCACTAAAGGGTATTGGTCCCTTTTCTGAATCTTTCCTTTGATATCTATTAACGCACTGCAGGAAAGTTAGATCAACAGTCTGCCTAATATCCTCCTCTGTTCCGTATCTTTTAGTCATGTAATTAATTCCCCTCATAACATCATTAACTACAATTGTTGTTTTTTTATTTAATTTATTTCTATTTAGTGCCATCCTGGTATAATTATCTTTGACAAAAAGACCAATGAATCTTCTTATGTCGTAATCCTTAAGATTATATTTGCCGTTGATATAACATTGTTGCATACTTAGTTAGAAAATTATTAAAAACCTTAAGAAGTTCTGCTTGCGCATTTGTATTTCCCTTCTTCGCTTTTTCTATAAGCATTTGCATTTCGTTTTCTTCAAGCGAATAATATTGTTCTTTATATGAAGCCATTTGAATTACTTTCCTTCCCATTTATATAGCGTATCAGCGTAAAAAGATCTTATGTCTTCGTAAAAAATTACGTTAGGAACTTCAAGATCTTGAACAAACTTTTTTGCATCGGAAGAGTACTTACTTATTATCATTGTAAGTTTGGCAAATTCTTCTGGGTAATATTTTTTAAATCTTTTTATTTTTATTTTACTTTTTACATCTAAATACCCTTTTATCTCAATCCAATCTTCTGTTTTGTTAAAATAAAAATCTGGAGTATATCCCTTTGTGCCTCTTTTAATTGGAAATGTAAATACTCTTGGCTCAAATTCAAATTCAATTTCATATACGCTACATACTCTGGCAAAGTTAGCTTCCCAGTTAGATCTTAAATTCAAACCTAGATCCTGCCTAAAGCCAGTCTTAGTGTACCTGTATACGTTGCCCTTGCCACCGTTTTTCTGAAACTTTTTCTTCTTTAAATTTTTTATTTATTTTTTTTGTTAAGTTAAATTTCGGATGTTTACTTCTAAATGATTTTTCCAAAAAAAACTCTTCTGGTTTGACATGTACTCTGTTCATGGTGTATCCTTATCTCATGCTAGTTGAGGGGTCACATTTAGACCATTCAACTGGTATATATTATATCATTACATTTAACAATAATTCAAATTAACCACAAAGGAAAGTAAAATGACCACATTAAACACACTAGTTAACAATTTCATTGTTGACATGCAAAGCCAGTCTGTAAAGACTCTTGAGTCAGTTGGGTATACAACTGAGGAGGCAATCAAGGTTGTTATTGAGAGCGACCGTCACATTGACCTCGTCCAGGATTCGAACAGTTTCCCAGTTAACAGCTAATTAATCTTTAGTCAGAGGGAGCCAGGGCGAAAGCTCTGGCTCTTTTTGTTTCTCGTAACACCAACAGCGCAAACTTTTGACTTGGCGTGATCGCAAAACGAACAGACTTTTTCATTCTTTGTAGGCAGAAAGTTATTATCGTTTATAATTGAATTGCCGATAATTTAAAATATTAACTTTTACATTTTCAATATCATCTACCGTAAAAGTATGGCCTTTCCTTTTGCCAGACCTCAGATAATATAGCTCTGCGTATATTTCTTTACCCGGAAATATTATGCTTGCGGCGAGCGCGTATATGCCCAACTGTAAATTATTTTTAATAGAATTTTGAGCCACTTCCCATTTACCGAGTTTTGTAATCTATTATTTCAATTCTATTTTCGTACTCATCGATTCTATCTATGTATCCGTTAACATAAAATGATCCTATAACAAATGCAAAATAGATTTCTTTGCCTTTAATGTTAAATGATTCGTTTAAATGCCTGTCGTAAAACTCTTCCAAGATATTGTTTCCAGCTAAAACTAAATCATTGTTAATTAAATTATCGGGATCGTAGTCTTTTTTAGCGCTTATATAATCTTCTTTTAGGGAATCTATATTTAGATTAATATCTTTATTTACATTTTTTTCTAGAACAGAATGAACAATGTTCCCGAAGAGTGGCCGAATCATTAAACTGCCTTGGTTCTTTTTTGATATAAGAATAAAAATACTTAGACGGACACATTTTGTATGTGTCTATTCTAGAATATGATAATTCTGTTAAGTATAATTTTTCTAGATTTGAAATTTGTTCGACGTTTTTTATTTGTATCATTTTATTCGTTGGATGGATCGTATACTAAATTGCCATTTGCGTCGTACTCTTTGCCATCCTCGTCTATCATATGTTCATTGAATAAATTTCTATACCCACCGTTCTTAAGCGGGACCCAACCATTATTTCCGTATTCCATGTGATCAAAATTAATATTGGACATCGTTTTCCCCTATATTGTCTACCGAAAGAACTATATCGTTCATTAAGTCTATGTTTAAATAGTAACCCAGCACTGCATATAACGCTTTTATTTCTTGTTGATTAAGGTAAAATCCAGTTACCCCACATTGGACAAAGCATGTGTTGTTATCTTCGTCAATGTTTTCGTATTCTATTAACGTAATATTGTCTAATAATATTCTTCCGTTTTGTTTTTTCATCATCTTCCCATTCCTTGTATTGGCTTATCTTCATTTATTATTGTTATTGGATTCCAATTTGGATCGT